ATACCTGTAAGGTTTGCTCCGTCGAAATCGTATCTTGTTGCTTCGTAATTTGACATATTCTATTTCTCCTTAAACGTCCACCCTGTTGTTGCATCTCCTGAAAAGACTAAACAAAAACCTGCACCTTGAGTATTAACAACAAGATCAGATGCTGCATTAGCTATATTAGATCCATTTCTTCCAACAGTCAATGCGTTACTATTAAAATCATAACCTTGGTCTACAAATGAGACTTCATCTCCCGTAGCAGGTGATGCTGGAAGCGTGATTGTTACACCTCCACCATTTGTATTTACCAAAAGTTGAGCACCAGCCTGAACTGTTTCGGCTGCTGAAACTACTCTCCAATTTCTTTGCTCAGATAATTTTACAATGTTTGTACCATCAGAATATAGTACATAGTTATTTCCTTCACATAAAAGGACACCTGTACCTGATGATGTTTTGAAAGTTAAAGTGTTTCCTGCATGGTCACATGCGTTTTGCACGTTATAAACTTTTTCAATTGAATCTGGAATAGATACTGTTCTATTAGCTGCTAAAGTCCCTGTTAATTTAATAACATCATTTTTACCATTTGATAAAGCACCATTACTAAAAGTTAAAGATCTGTTGGCATTAGTTAAGTTAAAAGTTGTAAAACCACCAATAGCTTGTTCTAGAATAAGTAAGTTTGTATTTGTAATTTGACCCCAAGTTCCCGAGTTTTCACCGGTTGCCTGTACTGTAAGTTTTAGGTTAGCAGATGTTGAATTCGCCATTTTTTAATTCCTTATACGTTCATTTTATTAAAAATATGAGTTTCTGTCAAACTCATTATGCAGCCACCTCTTGCCATCCTGGAGGTGTTATAGGCGCTGAACCTGTGTTAACTTCGTTCCAGATTAAAGCACTACCAGATCCTTGATTCATAGTCAAGCTTAAACCTGTAACTTGCACATCAACATGAATTAATATGTTAAATGCTGAAGAAAGCCTTGCTTCTACTGGGAATCCTGTTGGTACAATTTCTTGGCCAGGAACACCCACAGCTGTGCCTAATGCAGCTGTCATAGCTTGACCTGTTGGAGTTGCACCTGCACCAGCCTGACCTACAGCTGTTCCTAAATTTGCAGTTATTAAGTTTCCAGTTATAGAAGCATCTGGCGCTGGATCTACAATACCAAGAGTTGCTTGTGCTACGTTTAAAGTATTAAGAGTTAAATTAGCATTACCAGTAGCTGCTAATGTTCCAGCCGCAGCTGTCATTGCAATACCAGTCACATCAACGTTTGCAAATTGACCTTCAACTCCCCACGCATTAACATTCCAACCTTGTCTACCCCAACCTGTTTGGTTAAATGCATCTATAGTTCCAAGACCCATAGACATTGCATTACCTGTAGCCATTGCATCAGGACCAGCATCAGCTGTTCCTTCTGCTGCAGTTAATGCATTTCCTGTTGGAAATACTTTTGTTTGAATGTCAATGGTTGTAGAACCAAGAGCAGTTGTAATAAGTTGATTACTATTTGAAGATGGACCAGTGGATACATCAATGGATGCTACAACACTTCCTAAAGTGGCTGTGACTGCATCACCTGTTGCAATAAACGTGCCTGCAATACCCCAAGCTTGTTCATTCCAACCAAGTCTACCCCAACCGTTATTAATCTCACCAACAGTTGTTTCATCACCTAAGGATGCACTAAGGGCAATACCCGTAACTGCAAAAGTTGGGTCTGCTAAATCATTCCATTGGTTCTGACCCCAAAAGCCGGCACTCCAAGTTCCTGATCCACTCATAGGAGGTTACCTCCTACGATTAACCAGAGATCCTTAGAATCGCTGCTGTTGATGTATTAGCCGGAAACTGAATTGTAAAAACTCCAGATGTAGCTGTTTTATCTGCTCCAAAATCTAAAACTGCCACCGCTGCATTTGAGAACGATGTGTTATAGATTAAAGCTCCTCTAGCAGTAATAGTAACGTTCGTAAACGATCTGTCTGCGAAGTCTACTCTTGCTACACCAGCTGTTATTGAAGTAGCTAAGTTAACTAATTTTCCACCACCTGCAGTGTATTGTCCAGAGTTTGGAACTTCATTAGTAGGTGAGCTAGTTAACAGAGAAGTTGTAGCTGAGTTTAGAGTTGCTGAAGAAGTATAAAGAGCTATTTTAAAAATATCACCAGCTGGTGCTGCAGTAAAATCCTGATCACCATCTAATAATTGTTTTTTAAAAGAGTTTGCAATTGCTTGTGTTATAGCCATTTTATTTTTCTCCTATTTACCTATTCGAGGAACACCACTTTGATATTCATCTCGTCTTCTTCTTCCCATTTGTTCTATTGAGAAGCCTTCTACCGCTTGTTTATACTTTCCTTCGTATAATTGCAAGAGATCATTTGGCCCTTTTAGAAAACCATATGCCTCAATTAGACATGCATACAAAAGTCCGTTGGGAAAAAACTTACTTAGGTATGTTTCAGTATTTGTACTAGATAATCCTTGTGGTTTCAAGATATAATTTAATTGAATCTGATACGTTTGATCTGGGGTCGGAGCTACTACTATTCTTGTTTCATCCCAATTACTGTAATATTTCGGCACTCCTTGAACCCCTAAATTATTAAATTCAGACATAAAACTTGTATCTCTATATTGTAAAAAATCCCTGTTATCAGGTTCAGAAGTTCCATCTGAGTCTACTATCTGAGCAGATCTAATAATCAATAAATCTGTGGGTGTATCTATAAATCTAGTCCCTGCAATTAAATTAGCAAAGACATATCTTCTATTATTATCAGAGTCCACATCTCTTAAAATTCTAAATTCAGCATCTTCTATAAAACCATTTACAATAGTGTCAGTCAAAACATTGCTTGCCACTTCAGTATAATCTCTTATTTTTTGTACTAATTCTGCATACGTCATGTTATAGTTACCGTAACCTCTCCTAAAAGCATCTGCGCCTCTCTTCTTGTGTTTATAACAGATGGATCTTCCGGTACCATACTATTATTATTTAAATCTGAAAAGGCAAAATCTCCAGGTAAAATTAAACTAGCCACCATATTTCCACCACCAATCTGATCAGATGGGAAACGTTGAGGTCTTGCCTGTTCTAATCCCTGTGGATCAGCCACAAAAGGTTTTGGTTCTAACTGTGGTTGTTTCTTTTCGTATTCTGATATATGAACAAAAGCACCATTCCACTCAGTAACCATTTCTCTCCATGGAAATGCTTGACCGCTTCTGTCCGATATTGCTAGTGCATATTTACCTTTTGCAAACTTTGCCATTATATCTCCGGATAATAAGTTTTAGGTGAAATGTAAACACTAGCAGGTGATCCATCTTCTTGTAATGCTCTCTGTAATTCATCTTCGTAATACAATTTCATCTCTTGAGTTCTTTGTGGTGCTTTTTTCATAGAGATGTAGTAAGATAAACCAGCACACATGCACGGCACAAATCTATTAACCACATCAGCTTCGTTAGTATACTTACCTGCATCTTGAATTCTTTTTACATAATAGAAATAAATAAATTTACCAGCCTGTGTATCACCTGGTGTTAGATATAAAGTTATTGTAACTTTATCTATAAATCTTTGTACAAAGTACTGTGATGGTTGACCCGTAGAACTTTTGTTTGAAAAAGCTTGATATTGTGATCTGTTTATTTTTGAAAGTGGTGTATCCACATCACTCTCGTTTCTAAAACTCGCTTCTAAAACATCTGAAACCATATCAACAAAATTTGTAACTGTATCTCCTGATGCATGACCTGCAGCTGTGGTCCCATCTGCGCCTCGACCAGTTGCATCACATATTATGTTATTATCAGATATAGAAGTATATATGATCACCTCAGAGTTAATTCTAATCTTACCTGTAGGATTCATATTTTTTGTAGTGGATACAGGGATTGTTGTTGCAACTGATGAAATACCAGAACTTAAAGTTGCAGTTATTCCGT